GTGAGATTTTTCGTTATTTTGCTCTGGGTAACACCGGAGCCCATGTCGCCGGGTACGACATACTTGACGGGTATGTTGTCCCCACTGCGGTCGGTAAAGACTTGGCTTCCTCCGGGGAAGCCGACAACGCTAAGGACGGGAACAGCACAGCAATTGCTAAACAGGCGCCATCCGAGATGGACGCTGCAATTGGACTGGCTCGGAACGTAACCGGTGTTGTCGGCATATCCGAGGATCCTTTACTCACCAAAGTGAAACGATGCACAGCACGTGGTTTGGCAACCACGGGGTCTGTGATCGCTGGATTGGGATGCATTACTGGTTCCCTTTCCACCTTTGTAGGATTTGGAGCTTGTGTAGCCGCATGGTTATTACAAGAGCCCGAGCGCGAATTAACGGTGGACGTGATTCGCGAGGTGATCGATGGCAATTTGATCGCCCATGAAGGGAATACGTCAGGAAAAGAGGGCTCTGCTGCAGCAAACAGCAGAACCGTGGATAGCGTCGTACATGTTCCAAGGCAAACAAGAAGATATAACTGGATGGGTAGTAATATGAAGAAAAGGAACAAGAACGCGCGAATCCCGGTATTAGCCGGAGAAATACGTGGAACGCTTAGACTAAAGCACGGTATTATAAAGCATAATGCTGTTAATCGCTTGGTTATTCAAAGCGATGCGAACCGCGTAGTGCGAGCCCGACGACAGGAAGGGGATCCCATGTTCGTAAACATGAGGGACAACGATTTGTTTGAAGTTGCATTGCATGCTGCTAGTATGTTTTGGATACCTTCAACCGTTGAACTGAATGCTATGGATATGTATTCCGACAATCTTGTTGAAATGGCACGGGAAGTCCAATCCGCTTGGGTGGACGACCCCTCCGCTTGCTAGGGGTGCTTGGGTGTCGTGACTGGAACAACCAGTTCATCAGGTGTCGATTTATGGCAAATTGATGATATTGGGAATGGTGAGAGTTTCACAGTCACGAGGCTCAGGCAGGAAGGCGCGGCTTCAAAACCGCGAAAGTACTACAGGGTCAATGGAACAAATGGCCCTGATTGGGATATGCCTAATAATGATATTGAATCAGTAAAACACGCTATTTTAGAACGCGTTTTCTTCGTTAAGGATGGAAAGGGAGGGTTTAAGCGGTGTCCAAAGCCATGGGATCACCATACTATATCCTCCTCGGACAACCCTATCGAGGAAGCGCGAAATAAGGTAGAAAGCAGAGTACACACATTTAAGTGTGGTTTGGAACAGCAGGCAACTGCAGTTGGCAAGGTCAGCCCGATTAGCGACGAGGAATTCCTCGCGTTTTACGGTGGGGCCAAGCGACGATGTTACGAATCCGCAGTTGAATCCCTTCTAGGTCGACCCCTAGAAGAGCGTGACTGCTGGGTCAAGGTTTTTACGAAAGATGAGTATCGTAAGCCGGGGGGTGCGCCCCGGGCGATTCAACCTCGATCCCCGAGATTTAATGTTAAATTAGGTAGATATTTAAAGCACATAGAACACACTATATTCAGTTCTATAGATAAGGTGTTCGATCCAACGGGAGAGCACCGTACAGTAGCAAAAGGCATGAACATGATTGATAGGGGAAATGCAATTGCAAGCATGTGGAGTAGATTTAAGAATCCTGTGGCCATAGGTTTGGATGCAAGTCGGTTTGACCAACATATTAACGACTTGCTGCTAGAATATGAACACAGTATTTACCACATGTTTGTGGAAGGTGATGGCGTGGACCTGCCACCACTTTCACAGCTTCTCGCCCATCAATTATTAAACAAGGGAGTCTACCATGGAAAAGATGGTAAGATAAAATACACGGTCCGCGGGTGTCGGATGTCAGGAGACATGAACACCTCCCTTGGGAACGTTATCATCATGTGCACATTAATGTATGCCTACTTCGAACACAAAGGTATGCTTAACAAAGTGTTGCTACTGAACGATGGAGATGATTGTGTAATCATCATGGATGAAAAGGAATTAACACATTTCCGCGATGGTTTGCAGGATTGGTTCCTGGAAATGGGATTAACGATGGAATATGATGGCGTGTACACTGAATTGGAGTCTGTAGAATTTTGCCAGGCTCGACCAGTTGTACATGCGGAACACGGTTACCACTTGGTGCCACGGCCTTCGAAGCGGCTGTACTCTGATTTGATTAGTACTAAACAACTAACATCAAAGAAGTGTTACGAGAAGCAAGTTGGGGCTATAGCCGGCTGTGGACTTGCCTGCTCAGGTGGTGTCCCTATCTACCGTAGCTTTTACAAATGGCTAGGTAGGGGTGCGACGCCGTGGGTTCCGGAGATGGGGGATCACTACTACAAATACCGACAAGAGCTTATAGATAAAATGAGCACGAAAGAACGCGAACCAACAAACGAGGAACGCGTTTCTTTTTATTTTGCGTTCGGTATTCCCCCTGATCACCAGATTACTCTTGAAAAGTACTATGATTCATTACCAGATCCAATTCATTCACAAGCTATCAACGACCCTTTACGAACGATTGATACCATTCAACACCTTTGTCCACCAGAACAGAAAGACAGATAACACACACACACATAGTAATCACACACACACACATACTCACATACAGAAGGAAAACTGTTACAACAATAAACCAGCAGAAGGAAAACTGCTAAGATGGAGAAAACCCGGGGAACCGTTAGGAGGAGGACATGGCCAGAAGGAAGACGTTTGGGCCCTACGGGGTTTCGCGCAAGATGGACGTAAATCGTCACGATGCTACTGATTACAGATGGATTAATCAATGTACCCTCAGATCATGAAGTACGCTTAGCATAAGAAGCGGAGTGCTATTTAGCACAGGGGACTAGCCCGAGTGCCGCTTTGAACCAATAGGTTTGGGCTAGTGGGTAATCGCTGTTCGAGAACTAAGGTATTCTCTTACGGTTAAACTAATTCCT